AGTAACTCTCAAGGTTATAATGCAAACCAATTCCTTGATGATGGTGGTTTATATCATAGTGTACTTACAACACGTCGCTCAGGTGCTTCTACCGACTTCTCAGCAGGTGCTTTAGGACAGATAGCACAGACAGATAATAATAACATTTACATTAGAAATAGTGGTCCTAACTTTGTTGGATCATTAACTATCACCAACGCAGGTGCTGGTTATAAAAATGGAACTTATAATAACATACTACTAGGTGGTGGTGAAGGTTATGGTCTAAAAGCAAATATAGTTGTTTCTGGTGGATCTATATCTTCTATTACTCTTGTAGATGGTGGTTACGGTTATAACGAAGATGGTACTGCTTCTGGTACATTTATTGCAGATTTACCTTATGCTCATTTTGGTACACAGAATACAAGACAGATAACAACTCCTGCAGTTATTACAGCAACTCTTGCATTCCTTGGAAGTGGTTCTTCTACTGGTAACATATGGTCAACTTGGCGTAAGGTGTGGCATGATGGTAACCACGGAAAAGGATCTGGATTAAACGCTGATTTATTATGTAACTATAATGGACGTTGGCATGGAAGTTCCCTTAATGTAAATGAAGAAACATTTTCTAATAGCAGATTACCATCTCAATTAGATTCTAAATCATTTAATAGTAGTATTGCTATAACAGTTCCTGATCCTACTTTCCAAGCAAATAATGGTGGTCATTATGATCTTTATCTTGAAGGATTAAATTTAACTCAAGAAGTTGTTAATCTTATTGACACTCAAGCTGGTGTAGCTGGTTTACAGTGGAATCTATATACCGCTAACAATGTTAACGAAGGTACAGTAAGAATTATTAGCAGAAAGATTAATCTTGATCCTGCTAACTATCTAACTGGACTTCAATATGTTGAAAGTAATACTGAGTGGGTCGCAAATGGAACAGCAGATAGAAATGATAGAATTGTATATGGACATAACATATACAAAGTAACAAACTCTATAACTGGTTCTTATAGTATAGGAACAACTCCCCCTACACATATTTCTGGTACTGTAACAGCACCTGGTGGAAACGCTGATTTAGAATTTGAAAGAAAGGTTGAAAATCCTTGGACAATTCTTACTGTTGAATTGATATCTGGTAATTTAACAAGTTCTATTAAGAAAATTGGTACTGCTACTGCACCTGCAGAATATTATGACTTAACTGATTTTGGTATTGCAAAAGAAACAACTTATTCTAGAACTAAGGCAGTTCTTGGATCTGATAATAGTGGTAATCCTTATTTAGAATTAGGTAATAAAGCTGAATCTACTACTGCATACATTGATGCTAATACATCAGGTAATACTGTAGTAGATTATGATGCTAGAATTGAGTTTACTGGTGGATCTAACAGTGATGGTACAGGTACTATTAACCTTAGAGCAAATAATGCACAAGTTAATGCTAACAATATATGGCACGCAGGTAACATAACATTTGATAGTGCAAATACAGCAAGCACTGGTGTTATTCGTGATGCATCTGGTAACTTCTCTGCTGGAACTATTACAGCATCATTAACTGGTATTGCATCTGGTAACTTACCTCTTACAGGAGGCACCCTATCTGGTGCTTTACGTCAAGAAATTACAAGTGCTACTACTTGGAGTTCTTCTTGGAGTGGTCAAGCTAGTTATCAAGAATTAGGAAATGAACTTGCTCTAAGAAATAATCAAAGTGGAACAACTGGTTCATTTACTGGTATTTTCTTTAAAGGTGGAGATAGTTCACCAAATCAATTAATTGGTGCTGCAAGAATGGCTGCTACTTGGGATGGTAATTATGCAGCATCTCTAAGATTCTCAACAAGAGGTGGAAATGGTTTCACCAACATGTATGAGAGATTTACCATTAAGTATAATGGTAATATTGGTATTGGCGTTTCTGATCCACAACAGACCCTCAGTGTTGCGAGTTCTGATAGAGCAAGTTCTGTTAGAATTAGTGATGGTTCAACCAGTAGTAATAACAATGAAATTAAATTGGGTTACTATACTGCAAGCGATACTGATATTACTAACTTAATTGATGGTTCTACTTTTGGATCAATTATTACTGGTGGAGAGAATGGTCATATTATAATGGGTATTCGTGATAACGATAGTGCTGATTCTGTTTCAATTCTTAGTGGTTGGAATGGAAGCACTCATTACATGAATGCAAGTAATAATGTTGGTTATAGAAAAATTGTTGCTAGGTTTGAGAATAAAGGAATTTGTTCTATTAACGGTGATACTGATGATAACTATAACTTAATTGTTCGTGGTTCATTTGCAGCAGAAAGTAAATCTTTCGTTATTGATCACCCAACTAAAGAAGGATATAAATTACGTTATGGATCTCTTGAAGGTCCTGAACATGCGGTATATATAAGAGGGCGTGTAACAAATGGGGTTATCAAACTTCCAGATTACTGGACTGAATTAGTTGATATAAACACTATTACAGTTCAATTAACTGCAATTGGTAATATGTCAAGAACAGTTTGGGTTAAGGATTTGCGTGATAACAAAGTTATTACAGGTGGTGGTGATGCTTTCTACTTTATACAAGCAGAGAGAAAGGATGTTGAAAAAATTATTGTAGAGTACGAGGGTTAATTTTATGGCAAATTTTTTCGGACCAGTTTTAGATGTAGATCCAAAAAACATTGAATGTTTTTGGGATGGTAATTCAAAGTATATTGATGGTCAAACTTGGAAATCTGCAGGACATCATGAAGATGTAGCAAACGAACCAAATAAAGCCAATGTTGAGATGGTTGGTAGTCCAACATACACTCAATTAGGAACTACTGGATACTGGAATTTTAATGGTACTAGTCAATATGGTTATATTAGAAATTTAAATTATGGTCAAGGTGGTGTACATGGTCCTAATAAAGATGGTGAATTACAGGAAATAACATGTGGATGTTGGTTTAGAACTTCATATGGAACACCAAATGCAAGTGCAGGTTATGACTTTTCTAACTGGTCATGGTATGACTGGGATAGATCTGAAGTTATAGGTTGGAACATTGGTGCTCACGGTAAACTACAATTTGCAGGTAGATCTAACATAACTTGTTGTTATGATATTACAAGTGATACTCCATGTAATGATGGTCAGTGGCATTTTGGTGCAGTTGTAGTAAGTGCTTCTGGTGGATATATGAAATTTTATCTGGATGGAGAACCAGACGGAACACGTACTAATAGTTTTTCATATTTTGGACACGGTACTAGAAGATATGGATTTGTAGGTGATGGGTCGGAAGCAGGAAGTGAAAATGCAGGTAGAAATAGTATCTATTATGAAGGAGATATATCTCAACTATTTTTATTATCAACATCTTGGACAGATGCTCAAGTGAAAGCACATTTTGATAAAACTAAATTTAGGTATGGTTTGTAAACACCTAAATTTTGTCACTAAATTATAAATAAACACATATGAACCTAAACCGAAATGGCGAATTCAGATAAAAATATTTTAATAAGTCCTCGTAGAGGTAGTAGTACTGATGTGCCAAGTATTAGTTTTGTAGGGCAATCAAATTCTCCAATTGATTTAGATGTATTAGATGATAATGCACTTAGGTTTTCTGGATCAGAAGGAGAACTTTTAACTGTTAATAATAACAATACTAGTGGACTAATTTTTGCTGCTTCTGATATTTCTGGTGTTCCTGGTATTTTTATGGATTCTAGTGGTGCAGTAGGTATTGCACCATATTTTGGTACAGTTGTTATTGGAACTTCAAAATTAACTGCTGGATCTGATGTTACTATAGGTGGAGTTGTTGATTTTTCAGGAACTGTTGCATTTTCTGCTGATTTACAATTTGATGGTGCTATTGACAGAGGCACTATGACCTATCATGATTTGTTTATTAGAGGTACTGGACTTAATCATAACGAAGATCGTGAAGTTAGAGTTAATGGTGCTGCAAGTATTGTAAGTAATGGTAGAGGATTACGTTTAGTTATTTTTAATAAAGGAAATTTATCTGTAGTATCTAACAACAATTATGATACTTATGGAGATACTAGTGCTTCTAATAATTTAGCAACTGCCTTAAATAATATGACTGAACAACAAATTGGAGTTTTAACGTCATATGATGCATTTGAAAACGCATATACTACTTCATTAAGACAAGCATTTTGGAAACTTGGATTAAGTAAAGCAGCAGTAGTATCTTCTGGTACAGCAGGCAATAGACAATCTTATTGTTCTGTTTTTCTAGGTGGTTCTGATAATGATGGAAATAGACATGCAATTGAGGTACATCAAGGAAATGATAGTGATTCACCACACTCAACATTAGCAGTAAAAATTTGGACTAGAAAAGATGGAGCAGATCCTGACTTTGGTGGAATTGATGGAGGAAATGGTGTTGTAAATGCATTGTATTCTACTGATATTGGTTCAACAATGCCTGTAGTTTATGCCGATTCTCAAAATAAATTGGTAATTAATCCTGACAAAGATACTGATTTCTTTTCTGCTGGAGCAATTGTAGATGTTAGAAAGAGTTATAATACTACTGATTTTGATAATTTAAGAGAACAAGTAGTACATTCACATGTTCTATTAACTACAGATAAAGCAGATAATGCTTATAGTGGAGCATTAATTTGGAGAACAGATAATAATAATGCATCTGAACCTAAAGCAGGTATTTGGTTAAAAACTACTAATAGACAAACCTCTGAATTACATTTTGGAACTACTTCTTATGACCCTAATGGTCTTAAAATTGCTGATTATGATGAAACTAGGCAAGAAACATTTTTTAATCCATTAGGAAATCTTTATAATCCAAGTTATATTGAACGTTCTGCTCATTTTGAAGAACCTGATGAAAGACAAAATAGTTCTGCAACAGGTCGTTGGGTTACAATGGAAGCTGGAACAGTTTATGTTGGGCATCTTGGAAGAGGAACTAAAGTATACAGAAAAACTAGATCTAACGGAAATATAGACACCGTAGTTAATGCTACTGGAAATCCAGGATATAGTACATTTTCTGTTTCTACGGGTGATGAATTTTGGGCAAATGCTCCTGTAGGATATTATCCACAAGCAACACAAGAAGATATTGTTCCATTAGCATATAATGGTATGAACTTTGGATATTGGACACAAAGATATTATACAGGTAGAGTTAAAATTTATAGTCCAGGTGGTTCTACAGTTGCTTTTTATGAAAATAGTACAAGTGCATTAACTGGAAGTGCAGCACATACAGCAAATGTTGGACCTGGAGAAGTATTAGATTGGGACATTGATGATACTACTGGTTATCACATGGTAAGAGTTACTGGTGGTTCTCCAATTGTTATGACAAAGAGAGGTGTTAATGGTGACCGTTCTATTATTCCACCAATGTCAAGACATATTGTTATGCCTTATGGTGGTAACGTTTCAAATGCAACAACTACTACATCTTCATCTTTAGAAAGAGTTCAAAATCTTAATGGATCAACTGGTTCAGGATCTTATAGAAGTGGTGGTAATGATCGTTATACTTTTTGGAATGAAGAATATCCAATATGGGGAGAACAGTTAGCAGACGCTGCAGGTGGAGATATGGATATGCATATTCCATTCTGTATGCTCAGTAATTATTATATTGTTCCTAGAGGTCCTCTTCCATATAATGCAGTGTTTGTATATCCAAATTCTAGATTCCAAATCTGGTATTGGGATGGATCAAATTGGGGACTTCATAGAAGTGTAACTATTGACGGTGATCCATTTGCTGGAACAGGTTATGGTGAAGGAAGACAGTACAACTATGAAAACATTGGACCTGGAACAGATACTGTTGCAGTATATTCATGCAATAAACCATTTTCATTAAGAATGAATGATAGATCTTCTGATGAATTTGTATATCAAGGTCATCACATGAGAAACCCCATTTGGATGGGTTTACCAGTAAGATAAGGAGGAATTATGGCATTACCTGAAGGATTCTATTTTGTAGTATCAGTAGAATATGAAGATCAAGTAAAAGATTACTTCAAAATGTGGAATGGATCATCTTTTGAAAAAGCATTATCTACTCCATATTCTACATGGGCAGAAGCAAGATCAGAATGGAAAAAAGTTAGATCAAAAAATATTGAAGATCCATTTCTATTGGTTGGAGAACCTACAGAAAGATTTCATATTTTTGATGAAAAAGGATTAACTTATATGATGAATAAACTTCATCAAAATTTATCTACTTGGGAATCTGTAGATGGATGTGATGCTTCAACTTTATCTCCTGGTGCTTCGATTAGCAACCCTGACATGACTCCAACTGCTTCTAATTTAGGTGGCTAAATAATCAAGTATATATCTTTTATTTGATTACAATGGATCTTTCTGAAAAACTTAATCAAGCACAACAACGTCAAGCACAAATTGTTGAAGACGTTAAAAATCTTGATGCTCAAATTAATTCTAAAAAAGAAGAGTACTTTAAGTGCCAAGGAATTATTGAAAACCTTTCATCATTAATTGCAGAACAAAATGAAAACACCTGAAGAATTGAAAACTAACTTCACTAAACAACTTGAAGAACTCGACGAGAAAATCAAGAAACTAGAAGAACAACTTAATACTGCAAGAGATTATAAACTAAAACTAGTTGGTGGTTTAGAAACTCTTGCTCTGATGGATGAAAATGGTGAAGAATTAGAAGAATCCTCAGAAATAGATAAAGAAAAAGAGATAGTATCTTAATAGTAAAGTAGTCCTCTGCTAAATATAGTAGAGGAATGTTATGTCTGGGATTAAATGGCACAACCGACTACAAAAACAGAACTAAAAGATTATTGTCTAAGAAGATTAGGTGCACCCGTATTGGAAATCAATGTTGATGATGATCAGATTGATGACCTAATAGATGATGCTATCCAATTGTTTCAAGAACGTCACTTCGATGGTGTCGAGAGAATGTTCTTGAAGCATAAACTTACAGCGTCTGATGTTGCTAAGTTTAGAGGATTAGATCAAGAACAATTATTAGGAACCGCTACAGGTGCAGTACTAACTGTCAAGATAGTGGAAGAGGGTACTAGTGGATACACTACTGGTACTGCTGCTGCTTATACTGGTGGTACAGGAACAAGTGCTACTTTCGATATTACTGCAAAAGACGGTAAGATAACAGAAGTAGAGGTGAATGCTGCTGGTACAAATTATCTTGTTGAAGATGAAATTACTTTTACAGGTGGTAGTGGTAATGCTAAGATAGAAGTCACAGGTGTACAAGAGCAAACAGAGTGGGAAGAAAGAGATAACTTTTTACAGATACCACCTCAAGTGTTAGGTATTAACAGAGTGTTTGGTGTTAAGGGAAGTAATATAAGAAGTAATTTATTTGGATTAGAATATCAGTTGTTCCTAAACGATTTGTATCAGTTTGGTTCAGTTGATATTCTTTCTTATTTTATGACGAAGACATATCTTGAAACACTAGATATGGTCTTAAATAATGGAGCATTTATACCTTATAGATTTAATAGACGTGCTGATCGTTTATACATTGACACTGATAGATTGATGTTAGATGAAGGATCTTATTTAATCATTGACTGTCATAGATTATTAGATCCTCAGACATACACTGAGGTTTATAATGATCCGTTCTTAAAGAAATATACTACTGCACTTATAAAAAGACAGTGGGGACAGAACCTCATCAAGTTTAAAGGTGCACAGTTACCTGGTGGTATTACAATGAATGGTAGAGAGTTATATGACGATGGTAATAATGAAGTAATAAAGATTGAAGATCAGATTACTACTACATATGAACTACCTCCTAACTGGGAAATAGGATAAATGGCTAAGAATACCTACTTCACTCACGGTACTAGGAATGAACAGATTCTACAACAGAATCTAGTAGATGAACATCTAAAGATGTTTGGTTTAGATATCGTTTACATACCTAGAAAACTAGTAAGGAAAGACACTATATTAAATGATGAGGTTATCTCAGAGTTTAATGATGCTTATCAAATGTCTGCTTATCTAGAGAACTTTGCAGGATTTGAAGGTAATGGAGATTTCTTAACTAAGTTTGGTATTCAATCTAGTGATGAAATAAAGTTAGTAATATCTCGTGGTATGTATGAAGATTTTGTTGCATATTCAATGACTGGAGCAACTAATGTTGAAGTAGGAAGTAGACCACAAGAGGGAGATTTAGTATGGTTCCCCTTATCTGCTAACCTATTTGAGATTAAATTTGTAGAGCATGAAGATCCTTTCTATCAGTTTGGTAAGTTATTTACATATAAACTTACATGTGAACTCTTCCAGTACACTGGAGAAACTGGTGGTGGAGATGGTATACTTGATAGTCAGGTAGATGAAGGGTTTGTTGTTAAATACTATTACGATAGTATTACTGGAGCACCATCAATAGGTGAGACAGTAACTGGTAGTGTTACTGGTACTACTGCTAAAGTTAATCTGTGGAATCAAACTGAATCTTGGGTAGAACTAAGAGCATTTAATGGAGAGTTTCAAACTGGTGAGACACTCACAGGAACTGATTCTGGTTTCACTATAAATATAACTACATTCGATGAACTTAACATTAAGGACGCTTATGCAGATAATCTAGATTTTGAGACATTGGGAGATTCCCTTGTTGATTTTACTGAGATTAATCCGTTTGGCGAATTTGGAAATAGGAGTTAATTATGCTAGGAACTTACAATTACGATCAAATAATACGAAAGACAGTTATTGGTTTTGGTACACTATTCAATAATCTAGAGATTCGTAGATATAATGATGACAATACCACATACCAGAGAATGAAAGTTCCCTTGGCATATGGTCCTAGATCAAAATTCTTAGCAAGGTTGACTGAACAACCAGAACTTGGTAGACCTAATGCTATATCTCTACCTCGTATGTCATTTGAAATGAATGGTATTTCATATGATCCTGGTAGAAAGCAGAGTCCAATAAACTATACTGTTGCTGGTGGAGATCCAACTAAAGGTGTTAAGAAGACATTCGTACCAGTCCCATATAATCTTGGATTTGAACTGAATGTAATCACAAGGACACAAGAAGATTCACTTCAGATCACAGAACAAATACTTCCAACATTCCAACCATCATTTAACTTATCAATTAAGTTGGTAGAAGAAGCAAATATAATCAGAGATATACCTATAATATTAAATAACGTATCATTTGTTGATGACTATGAAGGAGATTACTCAGACAGGAGAACTATAATATGGACACTAGATTTCATAGTTAAAACATACATTTATGGTCCTACTACTGATGTTGGATTCATTAAGAAGGCAATTACCAAAGAGTATGGTAGCACTAAGATTGATTCACCAGGACGCTATCGTAAGTATCAGGTTACACCTAAAGCTAAGATAGATAAGAATGCTGATAACGTTATTGATGCTATTGATGATTCACTATTAGTTCCAGGTGACGACTTCGGTTTCAATGAAACTTCTGGTTTCTTTGAGGATGTATAATGGATACAAGTGGTATTGAGCAGAGTTTAGGTGTAGCAGCGGAGGTTCTTCCTTCTGAGAAACCTAAACCTAAAAAGAAAGAACATGACATAAACATTGAAAAAGATGTTAAAAATGATTATGAATATTCACGTGGTCAACTATATGATGTTATAGAAAAAGGTCAGGAAGCATTAGCAGGTATTATAGATGTTGCTAATAATACTGATCACCCTAGAGCATTTGAGGTTGCAGGTCAATTAGTTAAGAGTGTTTCTGATGCTACAGAGAAACTAATAGATCTACAAAAGAAAATGCAAGATCTTGAAGAAGGTCCTAAGAAAAACAAGGTTACAAATAATAATGCCTTGTTCGTTGGATCTACAGCAGAATTGTCGAAACTGCTGAAACAAGGTTTAAAAGATAATAAATAAAAGAAACTTCAGTAAAATGTTCATCATTAAACCATTAACAACTGCAGTAGATATTAATTCGGGAGCTAGTAATGTCTCTAGTAGCGTCTTGGTTTCTGTTTTGAATCCTGGAGCTGCAGCAGTAAAAATTACATCTACACCAGCAGGTGCTTCAAATTATGGATCTGCATCCGAAGTGTATATTGGTGCAGGAGAAAGAATAGTAATAAAGAAAGAAAGCGATCAAACCTTACAGGCAGGTGGATCTGGAAGTGTTTGGGCATCAGGAGTAGCATTCCAAGCTTAATAAAACTATATAATTTGTTATGACTTCTGCTGAGAAGTTTGCTATCTGTGAGAAATGTGAGCATTTCAAACAGTCAACCAAACAATGTAAAATCTGTGGGTGCTTTATGCCTTTGAAAACATTATTACCAGGAATGGTTTGTCCAGACAATCCACCTAGGTGGGGGATGGATTAATGGGAAAACGTCTTACACAAGCAGAGATATACTTAGGTAATCCTAATCTTAAAAGGGCAAACGTCCCTATTAATTTTACTGAAGAGCAAATACAGGAGTATTTGAAGTGTAAAGCAGATCCAGTATATTTTGCAAAGAAATATATTCAAATTGTTTCTCTTGATGAGGGTCTAGTACCATTTAATCTCTATGATTTTCAAGAGGAAATGGTTAGATGTTTTCATGCAAATAGATTTAATATAGCAAAGTTGCCACGACAGACAGGTAAGTCAACCACTGTTGTGGCTTATCTTATGCACTATGCTATCTTTAATGATAATGTTAACATTGGTATACTAGCAAACAAAGCTCCTACTGCAAGAGAACTATTAGGTAGATTGCAATTAGCATATGAAAACCTACCTACTTGGTTACAGCAAGGAATCGTAGCATGGAACAAAGGTAGTATGGAGTTAGAAAATGGATCAAAAATTCTCGCTTCTTCTACTTCAGCATCTGCTGTCAGAGGTATGTCCTTTAACATCATCTTCTTGGATGAATTTGCGTTCATACCTAATCATATTGCAGAGCAATTCTTTGCCTCTGTTTATCCTACTATATCATCTGGTAAGTCCACCAAAGTCATCATCATCTCCACCCCCAATGGAATGAATATGTTCTACAAGTTGTGGCATGATGCAGAACTTGGTAGAAATGAGTATGTGACTACCGAAGTACATTGGAGTCAGGTACCTGGCAGAGACGAGAAGTGGAAAGAACAAACTATTGCCAACACATCTGAACGACAGTTCACACAGGAATTTGAGTGTGAGTTCTTAGGATCTGTTGACACATTAATTTCAGCAGCTAAGTTAAGAGCACTGTCATATGATGAACCTCTGGTTCAAAAAGGTGGTTTAAAAATATACGAACATCCAAAAGAAAAGCATGAATACTTGATGACTGTTGACGTATCTCGTGGTGTTAATAACGACTACTCAGCATTCATACTTTATGATATTACGAAAGTACCATATAAAATTGTCGGAATCTATAGGAACAATGAAGTTAAACCTATGATCTTTCCTAATATTATTAATCAAGTATCAACTCAATTTAATCAAGCATACATCTTATGTGAAGTAAATGACATAGGAGATCAAGTAGCATCTATATTACAGTACGATCTTGAGAATGAGAATGTACTTATGTGTGCTATGAGAGGACGTGCAGGTCAGGTAGTAGGACAAGGATTCTCTGGTACTAAGACACAGTTAGGTGTTAAGATGAGTACTACAGTTAAGAAGATAGGATGTTCAAACCTTAAACAGTTAGTAGAGACAGATAAAGTTTTAATTAATGACTATGATATTATTGCTGAACTTACTACATTCATTCAAAAGAGACAATCATTTGAAGCAGAAGAAGGTTGTCACGATGATTTAGCAATGTGTCTAGTTATATTTGGATGGTTAGTTGCTCAGGATTATTTCAAAGAGATGACTGAGAATGATGTCAGAACAAGGATTTATGAAGAACAGAAGAACCAGATAGAACAAGATATGGCACCATTTGGTTTTATTGATGATGGTTTAGGAACATTTGAAAAGGAAAAAGATAATGAAGGTAATGTATGGGTAGTTGCAGATAATAAAGGATGG